AGACATTTCCGCTTGTGGTTTGTGAAAAGACCCTTGCAAGATTACTGATCTGTCTTCTGCCATTGAATCAATGCCAGTTTCTTTACTGTCGCCAGTAATTTTAACAAGATCTAAAAATCCCAATCCATGCGTGTGTTTAACGATGTCTTTTAAGATGTCTATCATAATATCTTATTGTACAAGTTATTTAGATCTTAATCAAGAGTTATTTCTAACTTTTTATAAACAACCGGATTTTGTTTACCAGGCTTTTTAAATATAATATAATTGGCTCCGGGTTGGAATTGGTTTGTTTCTAGTATCTCATAACCTTCATCTGTAACTATTTTTTCCATTGCAGTTTTGGTATTATAGTTCCAATAACCTCTTTTTGCTTCTTTTAAGTCAAAATCGTAATGACAATCAGCATAATGAATCATGCAATGACCTCCAGGAATCAATACTCGTTTGATATCATGTACGTATTGCTGTATATGATTTTGTGTAAAGAATGGGAAAGTGTCCCAACTAAACACAAAGTTGCATGATCCTTGTGGTATATTAGAACATTCTGTATTTCGTGTTACGTAGAATGTTAAATGTTTTTGGTGAGCAGGGTTAAACCTTCTTCTAACTTTTTGTTCTATTTCTGGTAGTATGTCTAAAAAGAAATTTTTACCCCAAGCTCTAAAATCTTTTGAGAACATTCCTGTTCCAGGACCAATTTCTAAACTGTTGTAAATGTTAGTTCTTGAAAATTGAAATAATTTTGTTTGAACTTGTCTATACAAGTATGGATCAACAACTGGTGTTTTTTGTTTTTGTTCGTTATCTAAACGAAACCAGTTAGGTGTTTTATCTAGTCTATCAATTACACGGTCATTGTTAGCATCAACGGCCAATGCTAGATCTTTTAAAATTTTAAGATTTGAATCAATTAATTTTTGCAGGTCTTCTCTTTTAACTCTTTCAAGTTTTTCTATTAATAACTTAATTTCTTCTATACTTAACATAGTGTTATTTAGAATTCGAATAGTTTATTGAACGTATTACTGGTTTCAGTAGACTGTATATCCCAGCCTAATACACCTATTAAGTTATCTAGTTTTTGATCCAATATAGTTGCTTCCATGGCCTCTGAATCAAATGGTAAGTCTTTAAGCCATTCTGGAATACGCATTTCATCAACAGGATACGCAATACTTGTATAACCCATAGGATTGTTTTTAAGTTTGCACACAATTACTTTTGCACCATCTGTTATTGGTAGTGAATATTTGTCTCCATACATTTCTTTGCATCTGTTCCAGTTCATACTTGCTCTAACGTGTCCTGGCATATTTGCTCTGCCTTTTGCTTCTTCCGCCGCTGTATATTTGGTCATGTTATTTGCTCTTTTGGGCGATCCTTTTTCCCAACCTGGCCTAGATTTAAATTCTGCTCTGAATTCACTTATTCTATCTAACACATCTTTTTCTTCTTTTCCTGTTAGTACCATGTATAATATTTCACTTAAAAAGTCTTGCACAAATACAGGAGTATCTGATCTTTTTAAATCCAATCCCATTGCCTTCATTTTTCCTTCTTTGCCTTCTACGTCAGTACGTTGTCCTTCTATATCATAATACAGTACTGCATATCTTTTTTTAGTGATAAACAAGCCTTTACTAGCAACAAGTTCTCTACCTGCTTTAATAACGTTACCTCTTGTAGTTGGACAATGAAATGCTTTGGTCATAAATGATTTAAATGATCCATTAACTTCTTCTGCTATTTTATCATATAACCCAATTACAGATTCTTTTGTCCATGATATAAGGCCGTCATTAATTTCTTTCTGTAATGTTTTGTGTGCTGAAAAATAAACAGAGTCAGTATCTCCATACACAACACTTTGGCCTTTGTGATCATATTTGCCTGCAACAATTTCATTTACTTTTGCTCCCATATGTTTTGTAATACATCTACCAGTTAGTGTAACAGATTGTCCTATACGAATATCAAAAAATCTACATCCTGGATTTAGAATTGCTCCATACAGACTGTTTAGATTAATCTTTTTAACAAGTTGCCTTTTATCCCAATATGTTTTTTCAATTTCGTTATCTCCAGCGGCACGCATTTTTCTTTGCATCTCTTGTCTTTCTTCATACCAACGTTTTAATAGGCTTGGTATAATTGCCTCATACTCGTATGTAAAAATTGTACCATTAGCACTTAACATCCATTTGTTGTTGCCATTAAAAATTAATTCATATAATTGTGCGGCACTCATTCTAACACTTGTTTTATCTTCCCAATCAACAATTATCTCTGTGCCTTTTTCTTCGTTCATTACTGCTTGATATTCCCAACTACCAAACTGACTATCCCATGCCGCCGCAAATGTTTTTTTGGCGTGTTTAGCTCTGTTAATTTCTGCTGAAGTTATTACAGGTCTTATCTGTCCTATAATTGTTTCTGGTCCCATATTCAATGCTCTAATAACTGATGGATACAGTGAATTAATATCAATTGATCCTATCCAGTCGTGTATTCCTTTTTGTGGAGTTGCCACATAAGCACCTGCCGCCGTAACTGGCTCTTCGTCCTTGTTTCTGTATTTTCTTCCAGGGACAATAAGACCCTTTCTATGCGACTCATTTACAATGGCTTGTTCGGTTACTGCAACTGCACCCATTGTGGTTTGTAGTAATACAGTATTTTGGTGTGCAATCTCATTCGCAAGTTCTATAAATTTTAATTTTTTTTCAAGTTTGGCCAATAGTGCAGTATCTTGTCTGTTGTATTCTATAAACAAACCAAAGTCATTTTTATAAAGTGAGTCTAAAGAACCTTCATATACAGTTTTCTTTTCGCCTAGTTCATGTTCACCTATTGCATCTAATCTAAAACTATGACGTTCTTCATATGTGTACTTTCTATATAACTCTAATAAATCTAAATGCACTCTACCAATAAGATCAAAACTTAATTGTTCTCTACCGTATTTTTCAAATACTCTCTTTCTAGGCTTTTCTCCCCAAAAACACAAACGTCTTGTATCATCTGAACTTAATACTTTTTGAATTCTACCTACTGTATATGGAATATCATATCCCTCTGAGTTCCAACCTGATAATATATCTGCATCTTCAACTAACTGCAAGAAAGCATCAAGCATATCTTTTTCTTTTTCAAAAAGCATTGTGTTTGGAAAACGTTCTGTCAAAACTTTGGCATCTTGCATACTAATTGTTTTTGGTGGAACTGCAAGTGTAACCAGTTGATCCGTCCAGCTCATATAACAACTTATGGCAGTGATGGGCATAAACGGATCATCTGTTGTGGCATAACCCTTTTCAGGATCAAAGTCCACTTCAATATCAAAGAACATTGTGTTTAACTTGGGAGTCTCTTTGCCTAAATAATTCTCCTCAAGGCATCTAAACACTGGATTGATATCTTGTTCATAAAGAGATTTATTGGACCTTATCCGTTGCTCTTTAATGAATTCTTTATGTGTTGCACAGGTAACTTTTTGTAAAGTTTCTCCTGTCATTGATCTATGTTTACCTCTTGCGTCTGGATAGTAAAACACATACCTTGCGTCATACTCAACAAATACACGACCCTTTTTAGGATCACGTTCTACAACATAAATCTTATCTTCGTCTTTTTTATATAGTGCGTCTATATAACTCATTAAAATACTCTAAAATTTCCTATTACATTCATTATAGTAAACCATGATGCTAAAAAGCAAGTCCAAATAATTCTTCTTCTCCATGCCGCCCAAGCAAGTGTGCTTGAACCTAGAAGATACAGTGGAAAAATCCAACGCATATCTGGTCCTGGTGATGTAAAAGTTAACAAGTAGGATCCCCATACGGTTACGGTTACTGAAAACACCTCAAGGTAAAAAGCCAATTTGTCTGTTTTATAACTTATTACCCAAAATTCTTTGAGTAATTTCAACATTAAAGTTTACCAGCGGAGTTTAGTATACTTTCTAATGTGTCCATTTCATCGGCAATGTTTTGGTAATTGCCTTTGTGTGCTACTGAAATTGCTTTATTGATTAGTGCAGGTTTTAATTCTAATTCTTCTGCGATTGCTCTCACAGTGTCTTTTAGTCCTGTTCTTAAATCCTCAACTTCACCTAATACTTGTGATCCTTGTGA